AGGGCAAGTCGGTCGACGCCGATGATGACGATTGGAACAGCGAAAGCGACACGGTCGGCAAGGGCAATGCGGCGATAGGTCCGGAAGGGTCCGGCGCCGACGATCTGCAGGCGCGGCCTGTCAGTTTGCTCGGGCCCAAGGATAAATTCATCATCCTGCAACGCTGGTGGTATTCGGACGCGGACGCCTCGGCGACTTGGCGGACGCAGGCAACGCAGGATCTCGGGTTTGTGGCCGGCGAGCAACTGTCCGATGAGGACAAGGCCATTTTGGACGCGGCGAACCGTCCGCATGTCGTTTTCAATCGGGTGCTGACGATTATCAAGGCGATCGCCGGCATGGAGATCAACGGCCGGCATGAGATCGTATTTCTGCCGGAGGAAAACGACGATACGCAGGTTTCGGAGATCTTGTCGGGCACGTCGAAGTGGATGGGCCAGAAGTGCGACGGCGAGGATGAGCAGAGCGAAGCGTTCCAGCAGTGCTGCATTACCGGCATCGGCGTGACGGAGTCGCGGTTCTCTTATGAAACCTCCTCCAAGGGCATGTATATTGAGGAGCAGTTCGATTGCCGGGAATTCTTCTGGGATCGGACCGTTAAAAAGAAAAACATGGTCGACGCCAGGCGCATGTCGCGCGTTCGGCGCATGCCGCTGTCGGATGCGATGCAAATGTTCCCCGGCAAGTCGCGCCGGCAGTTGGATGCGTCGTGGGCGGATGCCGGCATCTATTACGATACCGGGCCGCGGTCGATCGAGGAGAAGCGTATCCGCGACGGCAAAAACTCCTATCTGGATTGGGACGATACGAACGAGGTCACGATCGTCTGCATGCAGTGGTGGGAGCGCGAGCCGTACTATCTGGTCGCGGACGAGGCGACGCAGGAAATGGTCGAAATGTCGCCCAAGGAATACCGGCTCCTCGACCGCATGCGGAAGCTCGCCGGCCAGCCGGGCCTCGACGGCGTCAAGATGACAAAGCGCGCCTATAAGCAGGCGTTTCTCGGGAACGAATACCTCGGCGGCGGGCCGGCCCCGCTCGGCCAGCAATTCAGCTGGGGCGTCATTACCGGCGAATTCGACGCCAAACGGCGGCAGTGGTTCGGCCTGACGCGGGTCGTGGAAGATCCGCAGAAGTGGGCCAACAAGTTCATGTCGCAGGTCATGCACATCATGAACGCGACGGCCAAGGGCGGCATCCTGGCGGAGCGATCGGCCTTTGACGACGAGTTGGAGGCGGAGGAGGGCTACGCGCAGCCGGATATGATTACCTGGCTCAAGGATGGCGCCTTGAGCCAAGGGAAAAACCCCAAAATCATGCCGAAGCCCGGCGCCGGCGATGCCTCGGCCTATGTGGCGCTGTTGCAGTATGCGGTGACGGCTATCCCGCAGGTCACTGGCGTCAATTTTGAGCTCTTGGGGCAGCAGGACGTTCAAAATCCCGGCGTAGTCGAGGCGATGCGCAAGCAGGCCGGCATGACGGTGCTGGCGACGCTGTTCGATTCCCTCCGCCGATATCGCAAAATCCTCGGCCGCATGCGGCTGCAGGTCATCCAGACGCGGATGAGCGACGGCCGCATTATCCGGATCGTCGGGCAGCAATACACGGGCGCGGTCCGGCTGGCGAAAGACACAACGGCCGGCGAATATGACGTGATCGTGGATGATGCGCCGACGTCGCCGAACCAAAAGGAGGCGAACTGGCTGATTATTTCGTCGCTGTTGCCGATGTTCAAGGATCAGTTGATGGCGCAGCCGGACGTGCTGGCGATGGTGCTGGAATATTCGCCGCTGCCGTCGCAGCTGGTGTCGGGCATCAAAAAGGTCATTCTGCAGGCGCAGTCGGACCCGGCCAAGCAGAAAGAGCAGCAACAGGTCAAGGAACTGACGATCGCCAAATTGCTTTCGGAGGTGTCGAAAAACGATACCCAGGCAGAGCTCAATCGGGCGAACGCGCAGAAGGCCGGCGCGACCGCGCAGTACGATGTCGCCATCGCGGCGAACATGGCGCACGACAATGCGTTGCAACGCGGCAAACTGATCGCGGATGGTAAAAAGGCGGATTCCGATAGTGTGCTGACGCAGGCGCGGGCCATGCGCGAGATGGCCGCAATGGATCATGACAGCGCGGCGTCGGCGGCGGCCATCCTGAACGCTCGCACCAAACACCTTGAAACGATCGACAAGATATCCACCAACCGGGTCGGCGCCTTGGCGGGCGCGCATCACGATCTGGCGTCCGCCTTCCAAAAGAGGGTGCAGGCCATGATCGCGTCGCGGACTCCGGTGCAGCAACCCGGGGCGCGATGATCCGTTCGCAGGATGCGCTTCTGCGCCATGCGCAGGAGTTTTTTCTGGGCCATATGGTCGGCCTGTACCATTGGGATCAAGTCCAGGTCGCGGCGCCGGAGGTGGTCGAGGCCATCCCGTCGAACGTCGATTTCCGCGAGCGGCGGAAACTGATGGAAAAGCGCGAGGGCCGCGGGCGGTTTCGCGAGCAGGCTCGCTTGCTGTTCCCGCTGCCGATTGCGGCGGCTCGGTGGGAAATCCTGATCTATTCCTCGGTCGAGCGGCCGCCGCTGGGCGAGGTCATGCTGCGGGATTATGAGCGCGGCGGGCTGGTGCTGGTCGAGGGGCCGCTGGATCCGGCAACGTGGGTGAAAATCGGCGAGTTTATCAAAACTGCATCGCATCAAAGGAAAGCGTCATGACGAAACATATCGAAAGGCTCATGTCCCGCGCGTCGGTCCCCGCCATGGTGGCGTTTGCGCCAGATGATCCGCCGGCGTCGCTGCCGTCGTTTGCGGAGCGGGTCGAGGATACCGGTGCCGGCTCTGGCGGCCCGTCGCCGATCGACGGCCTGACGGCGGAGGAGCAGGCGCAGGTCGACGCGATGGCCAATGCCGGCCAGGCGGAGTCCTCGGAGGTGGATCATTCGGGCGATGACGCGCCGGCAGATGGTGACGACGGCGACGAAGGGGACGGCGAGCAGGAACCTGCGGCGGCCGATCGCGACGCGCCGGCGGACGGTGCCGCTCGGCCCAAGCCGAAAACGATCTCCTACGGCCGGCACCAAAAGGAACTGGCCAAACTGGAAAAGGCGCGGTCGGATTTGCAGGCGCAACTCGACGGCGCGCGGCAGGAAACCACGAAAGAGCGCGAGGCGCGTCTGCGGCTGGATGAGCGGTCGCGGTTGCTATTCGAGGCGATCAACGCGCGGCCGGCTGCCGCCGCGGCGCAGGCACCGGTCGATGACGATCCGGAACCGAACGAGGACGACGATCCGCTTGGTCATAGCAAGTGGAAGATCCGGAAACTGGAAAAGACGGTCAACGAATTGGCTGGCGGCCAGCAGCGCCAGCAGCAGGCCACGGCGGCGGAAAATGAGGAGCGCCAGGTTTACGAAAGCCTCGTCGGGGATATCCAGCGGGTGGTTGCCGGCGACCCTGCGCGCGGGATCGAGCCGGACCCGACGATGACGGACGCTTTCGTGCATCTGCGGGAAACCCGATATCAGGAACTCGGGTTTATTTTCGCGGATATCGATATCAATGATGCGGCGCAGTGCGCGACGCTGTCGCCGGCCGATCAAAAGGCGCTGTCCGACAATATCCAGCGCACGTTCCACAACGAGCAGATGCTGGTCGCCAAGCAGTCCATGGCGTCCGGCAAGTCGCCGGCGGCGGTGATCCGCAACCTGGCGCGCACTCGAGGCTGGAAGCCGGGCGCGGCGGCTCCCGCGGCTGCGGCACCCTCGGCGCCGGCGGGGCGCGCTCCTGCGGCCCCTGCGGCGCGCGCGCCGGCCGCACCCGCCAGCCCCGCCGGGTCGGTCAAGGATCAGCTGAACGCGGTGCGGGACAATTTGGAGGCGTCGCGGTCGCTGTCTGACGCCGGCGGCTCGCCGGGCGGCCAGATGACGCCGGAGCGGCTGGCGTCGATGTCGGATGCGGAATTTCAATCGTACTATAACAGCATGCCGAAAGAGGCTCTTGACCGCGTGATGGGCAAGCCGGCGAATATGTGAGGTTGGCATGCGTTATTATCTGGATTGCGAGTTCAACGGCTATCGCGGCCGGCTTCTGAGCATGGCGCTGGTGCGGGATGATGGCGAGGAGTTATATCTGGTCGCATCGCCGTTCCCGCCGATAGGATGCGAGCCTTGGGTGGCAGAAAACGTCGTTCCGGTCGTATTCCCCGACGGGATGCGGTGCAACGGCAAGGTTATGACAATCTCGCTCAAGGTTTTCCCGACGCTGGTTGAGGAATTTCTGGCGGGCGACGAGGGGCCGGTCATCGTCGCTGACTGGCCGGACGATATCCGGTATTTCTGCGAAACCATTATTGTCGGGCCGGGCAAGATGATTGATATCCCCGGATTGACGTTTGAGGTTTTCAGGGTCGACGCATATCCGACCGATCTACCGGGTGCTGTGCAGCACAATGCGCTATGGGACGCGCGGGCGCTGCGGCACAAACTGCGAGCGCGCTGATGGGGGTGCAATTGTCGACGTGGCGGCGCCGGTTTGCGTGGCTTCCCGTCGCGGTCGACGCCTATACCCTTTCGGAGATGCGCAACGGAAAAACGCGATATCGGGTCTGGCTGTGCTGGGTCGAATATGCGTTTTTCACCTATACGGACGACGCTGGCTCGGAGCAGCCGGTCGTCCGATATCGGCTGCCGCGGCAGGTCAAGCGGCGGCCGTTTTGACCGCGCCGGCGGCATCCGGCAATTTCGAGGAGTATCAAAAATGAATGAGCGACCGCAGACGTATGGCGAAAAGGCTGTCGGCCTGACTTTCAACCCGTCCGGCATGGGCGACGTCGACAAGTTGAAAAAACTCTATGCGGACATCATCGACCATATGGACGATTTCCGGCAGGGCTACATCAAGCGCGGCGACAATCCGGAAATGGTCCGATATTGCTCGATCGCGATCACGGAAGCGCAGACGGCGCAAATGTGGGCCGTCAAGGCAGTCACCTTTCGAGGCTGATCGGGCGGCTTGCGCGCGGCGCCCGACGGGCGCATAAAGTCTAAGCCCTCCTTGGGCGTTTCCTCCCTGACTTAACCGCTCGGCAAAACCGGGCGGTTTTTTCATTCCCGTTGACGAAACGATATTTCGCCGCTATTGGTGAATCCGTGCCGTTCTTGAAGTGAGCGGCGGCCAGGCGAAAGCCACGGTAAAAAATACTCGCTTCCCGCGTTGTGGGGTCACGCTGCAAACCCTCCGCTGACCGGACGTTACCCGGGAACGCCGGCTTCGGGCTGTTAACCGACGCACTTCCGAAAATTTGAGCCAGGTCGCGGCCTTGCGACCGTCCCAAATCAGGGTGTGCTATGTCCACCACCAATTTTCCGCAGAATGACGCCCTTGCCGTAAAACTCTGGGCCCGCGTCCTCGAAACGGAGGCGCTGAAATATACGGCGATCCGCCCGCTGATCGGCACCGATGAAAATTCGGTCATCCATCTGCAGAACGCGCTCTCCAAGGGCCCCGGCGATCAAATCACCTACGCGATCGTCATGCAGCTGGCGCAGGCCGGTTTCACCGAAAACCAGCTTGCCGAAGGCAACGGCGAGGCTCTGACCACCTATTCCGATGCTCTGGTCATCAATGAGCTCATGGGTGTTGTCGGCGTCAAGTCCCGCCGCACGATCGACCAGCAGCGCGTGCCGTGGGATCTCCGCGACGTCGCCAAGGGCCGGCTCCGCGATTGGTACGCGAAGCGGTATTCGGTCGAGTTCTTCAACCAGGTTTGCGGCTACACCGTCCAGACCGATCCGCGCTATACCGGCCTGAACGCCGTCACGGCGCCCTCGGCGACGCGCATTATCCGGCAGTCCGGCCGCGCGTCGGATGACCTCCTCACCTCGGCGGACACGTTCACGCTGGGTCTGATCGACGCCGCGAAGGAACTGGCGATCACGGCAAGCCCGATGATCCGCCCGATCCAGTACAAGGGCATGTCGATGCGCGAAGGCGGGCGCAGCGATTTCAACAACACGCTTGAGGATATGTTCTGCATGTACCTCCACCCCTATCAGGTCACGGCGATGCGCCGGAACACCTCGACGGGTCAGTGGCAGGATCTGCAGAAGGCGGCCTATATGGGCCTCAAGCAGACTGGCAACCCGATTTTCTCGGGCGCCATCGGCATCTACAATGGCGTCATCATGCGCCAGGCCTTCGACGTCACCAATGGCGTCTCGGCCGCCGGCGCCGATGTGCCGACGGTCAAGCGCGCGGTCCTGCTCGGCGCGCAGGCCGCCATGATGGGCTTTGGCCAGGACAACGGCCCGACGAAAATGACGTGGAACGAGGAGCTTTTCGACCACAAGCGCCGGTTGGAAATCTCGGCTCTGACGATCCACGGGCTGAAAAAGACCCGATACAACTCGGTCGACTACGGCACGGTGGTTGTTTCCACCTACGCCGCAGCGTCCACCTTCTAACCGCCAGAACACAGAGGAGATTGGCAAATGACCACTGGCGTTCTGGGAACCAATGCGCGGCAGGATCCGCGTCAAGTCGTCAATACGTTGAAAAAGACGGTTAATTTCAACGATGCGGGCATTGCGAGCGGTCTCCCGTTCGACAATTACCTCCCGCAGAATGCTTTCATCGAAAACGTGCTGGTCGAGATCGTGGCGGTGTTCAATGCCACCACCACGAACGTCCTCACGGTCGGCACCGTTGGTCCGGGCTACAACAACATTGTTGCCGCGGGCGATGTGAACGAGGCGGCAACCGGCGTGACGCAGGTCATGCGCGGAGCCGGCCGATCGCTGACGGCATCCGGCGATGTTCTGCCCTATGCGACCTATACCCAGACGGGCACCGCGGCGACCACCGGCCAGGCCATCATCGTCCTGTTTTATGAAGGCGGCTGGATCACCTAACGGCTGATCCGTCCCGCACCTGATCGAAACCGGATAAGGAAACCAGAGCTATGCGAAATATCTTCACGAAACTGATCTCGGGTATCGCCGCCCTCGCGCTGACCGCCAGCCTTGCGCTGGGCTACTCGACGGTCCTCGACGGCATCACCTTGGGCTCGACCACGGCGCCGGCGCTGACGTCCTGCGGCGGCGGCTCGCCGGCAATCGTTGGCACCGATCTCGCCGGCACCGTGACCATGGGAACCTCGGCCACCGGTTGCGTCATCACGTTCAACTCGGCCAAGTCCGCGGCGCCGCATTGCGTTGTCACCTGGATCGCGACGCCGCTGGCTTCGCAGTCCTACGCAACCAGCACGACGGCGATCACCCTGACGCAGACGTCGACGTCGGGCAACGTCGCCAAGTATATCTGCATCGGCACCTGATCCTGAGACCTTGGCGGCGGCCTTCGGGCCGCTGCTTTCGATTTCCGGTCAACCTGACGAGGCTCCCATGCTCATGAAGCGCCTTCTGCTCTCTGCCATTGCCATGCTGGCTGTCGTCGGCCTTGCTCGAGCGGTGAATATCAGCGGCACGAATTCCGAAAACCAGTACATGGTCCTGAAAATGGGCTATGAGCGTCTGTCGGTAACGGACACGATCACGGCGTTTGCCGGCGGCGGCCAGGCCAGCGCAACGCTTCTGGATTCCGGCTACAATCGCGTGACTGTGGTCGCGACCGCCGGCGATAGCGTCAAACTGCCGTCCTGTCACACTGGCCTGAGCAATACCGGGCCGCTGCCGGCCGGCAAGATTTCCGGCGATACCACCGGCCTGATCGTGTGGGTGACGAATGCGGACGCCGCCGATTCCATGAACGTATATCCGCAGTCCGGAGAGTCCATCAACGCCCTGTCCGGAGACGCGGCCTATGCGATGGCGGCGAACAAAACGGCGGCGTTCATCTGCTCGCCCGGCGGAACGATCTGGTATTCCCTGCTCGGCGGCTAGTCTGGTGGTGAGGAATGGCCACCGGGAAATCTATGCAGATGATGATCGATCGGATCGTTGGCGAGCTTGGCCAGCGATCTGATCTTGCTCCGGGCGGCGCGTACCCGAACGTCATCCTGAACGCCATTTTCGACGCGATCACGATTTATCAGAAAGAACGGTTTCGTTTCAACGAACTGACGCCGCTGGCGCCGTTTACGTTCAACTCGGTGCAGGGCCAGTATATTTACACCGACGCCGATGATGCCCGGATCGGGCTCCTGATGAAAATCGACTGGATCAATTACCTGCTTGGCAACACGCCTTGCCGGCTGCAGAGGGTGTTTCCGGAGGACGTCTATCTGGCGACCATTCCGGGGCAGCAGGCCGGTCCGCCGACAAGCTGGGCGTGGGATGGCCAGTCGATCGTCATTTATCCGGCCGCGCCGGCGGCGTCGTATCCGATAACGGTCGGCGGGTATCTCGCCGTGGCCGGCCCGGACCCCGCGGTTGAGGGATATCTGAACGATATCACCAACCCATGGATGAACGATGCGGAGATGCTGATCCGGTCGCGGGCCAAGTATGAAATCGCGCTGCATTTCACGCGAAACGACAAGATGGTGGCGGCGATGTCGCCGATCGACGGCAGCGGGGGAGCGGCGGAGCGGTTTTATAACATGCTCAAGGGCGAGGCGAACAAGATCCGCGGCACGTCGCGGGTTCGCCCGATGCCGTTCTGATGCCGGCGCAACCGTTCATCCCTTTTCCTGCATTCCGCCCCGATCTGACCGATTTGGGCACCGATAGCTCCGTGCTTATCAGCGGCGTGCTGCCTCGAGGCGACGGCTACGGGCCGTTCAAGAGCTATGTGGCGTTCACCTCGGCGCTTCCGGACAACTGTCGGGGGTTCTTTTTCGCTCGCCGGTCGGATGGATCGATCGCGGTGTTCGCTGGCACGTCGACGCGGCTGTATATCCTCGACAACGTGACGCTCACCTGGACGGACGCCAGCAAGGGCGGCTCGGCGTATGGCGCCTTGGTGACGGACAAAAACTGGAAGTTCGCGCAATTCAATGAATTTGTGATCGCGACGCAGGTCAACACGGTGCCGCAGAAATACGTCCTGAACTCGGCAACCGCGTTTGTCGACTTGGGCGGATCTCCGCCGCAGGCCGGCCAGGTCGCGATCGTCAACCGGTTCGTGATGCTGACCGAACTGCTCTCCAACCCGCGGCGCGCGCAATGGTCCGACTTGGATGGGCCGGAAACCTGGACGGCCGGTGTCGGGCTGTCCGATTTCCAAGACTTTCCTGATGGTGGCATTTGCCATGCGATCTCGGGGGGCGACGCCTATGGGGTCATTTTCCAGGACGAGGCAATCCGCAGCCTGACCTATGCGCCCGGCTCGGCGGCGATCTTTCAAATCGTCCGGATATCGACGCAAGACACGCTTTTTGCGGAGTATTCGGTCGTCAACGCCGGGACGCGGACGTTTTTCCTGTCGGCGCAAGGGTTCAAGGTCATTGTGGCCGGCGGCGAACCGACGGCGATCGGCAAAGAGCAGGTCGACACGTTCTTTTTCGGCGACGTCGACGCGAACAATCTGCAGTTGGTCATCGGCGTCGCGGATCCGTCGGGGACGCGCGTCGGCTGGGCCTACAAGTCGCAAGCGGGCAGCGTCGGTCTGTTTGACAAAATTCTCTGGTTCGATTGGTCGATCAAGGACCGGCCATGGTCGATCGTCCCGATGTCGGGGCAATATATCGGGTATCTGGCAAGGCCTGGGCTGACGCTTGAAGGCCTTGACGTGATCGCGCCGGGCACGCTGGCCATATCAAACGTGACGAATGTCGGCGGGTTCTGTGGGCTGACGGTGGCCAGCATTGCGCGGGTATCGGGTCCGGCGCCGGCGGATGGCGCGCCGACGGAAACGCAGCTACAGGTCGGCGACAAGATCGCGGTGGGCGGCGTGACGGGCACGGGCGGCCTGCCGGCGGCGATCAACGTGGGGAATATCACGATCTCGGCGATTACCGGCTCGGGGCCGTACGTCATCACAACGAACGTGGCTTTCGTCGGCGCCTATACCAGCGGCGGGACGGTCGCCGGCTCGCTGGATGCGCTGACGTTCTCGCTGGATAGCATTTCGGTCGCGGCGGCGGCGTCTCTGGCGCAGGTCGGCCCTGACGGCATGTTGGGATTTTTCACCGGTCCGAATATCGAGGCAATCTTGGAGACGGCGGAGCAGGATGCCGACGACTTCGTATTCCTTGACGGAATTACGCCGTACACCGACGCATCGGCGGCGCTGGGGTCGATCGGCTACCGCAACCAAGCGCAGGCGGAAATTACCTATACTGGCGAGTCGGCGGTTAACTCGCGCGGGGACTGTCCGGTTAATCTTGAGGCGCAATATATGAAGTGCCGGATTCGCATTCCGGCCGGGTCGACATGGAAATATGCGCGCGGGATCAAGCCGAATGTGCAGGCGGCGGGGGATACCTGATGCCGGATATCATGCCTTTCGGCGCGGCGTCGCCGGCGGAAGCGGCAGAGCAGCCGCCGAATTTCCTCGACAAACTGTTCGCCGGCATCATCAACGGTACGGTGTCGATCCCCAAGCATGTGATCCAGGCCGCGGCGCAGGCGGGGCCGCCGGGCCTGCGGCGCGAGGACGTGACGGATATCCCGGGCTCGGCGCAGCCGGTCGACCCGCTGGTAAAAGAGGCGACTGACGCGGCGCTGAATATTGCCGGCACGTCGGTCCCGTTTGCGACGTCGGGCGCCGCTGGGGTGTTTGGCGGCCGGCTGGCGCAAAATGCCGATTTGAATGCGCTGCAGCGCGCGGAGAAGATGGCGACGGCAGGCGCCGATCGGAAGGCAATCTGGGATGAGACCGGCTGGTTCAAGGGCTCGGATGACAAATGGCGGTTTGAGATACCGGATTACAAATCGCAGATGAGGCAGGGCTGGCACGATAACGGACTGCCGAACGCGGAAGCCGCCCCGATTGCGAGCCAACTCTGGCACAAGGATTTATATCAGGCATATCCTGATCTGCGGCGCATTACCGGGATGACGGAAAAGACTGCCGGCGAGTCGGGTGTATATACGCCGGCGGCGGCGCGGGCGTCGGGCGAGGAAACGATAAATATTCGCGGGCCGAATGCGCCGGCGGCGCGCTCGGTGGCCCTCCATGAAATGCAGCACGCTATCCAGGAACGCGAAGGGTTCGCGCACGGCGGATCGCCGTCAATGTTCTCGCAGGCGGACGACGCCAAACTGGCGCGCGACGCGCTTTCGTATCGTCGGGAATTGGAGGGGCTGGACCCGTCGCTGACGCCGAAGCAAAAAGACGAGATCGTGGCCAAGCGGTATCGCGACATGGGCGCGGAGGATTGGATGGTCCCGCCAGCCGCGCGCGAGGTGGCGCATGACGTCGAAGGCAATCCGCCGGAAACTCTGCGGCGCGTGATGGAACTGTACGGTCTCGACAAAAGCACCAGCGGGTTTACGCCGCGGCAGCTTTACCACGAATTGCCGGGCGAGATCGAAGCGCGGAACGTCCAGGCGCGGCGCGACATGACGCCGGCGGAGTTGAGGGCAAAGCCGCCTTGGGAGACTGCAGGCCTCGACGCGCGGCCGATCATGTCGGAACTGTTCGGGACGGGGCGCGTCGGATCTCTTGAGGG